AAATAGGGAGGCTTTATGAGTGATAATATAACTTTTCCTTACCAAGATTTTTATTTTGCTGATTGGCGAATGGGTTGCTCTGGAATGACAGCACAACAAGAGGGATTATATATTCGATTATATACTCAGCTTGGCAGCTTAAATGGTCGAGGCTTACCTAATGACTTTAATATTATTTATCGCATGGTTTGTGATCCAACTGATAATCCAGATGTAACACAGCATCAAAAGGAAGATTTAATGTGGGTGATTAATGCAAAATTAACACTGATTGATGGTCGTTATCATCAGCTTAGACAGAAAAAATCAAGGGAAGATAAGATTGAAATTGTTAAATTAAGGCAGGAATCTGGGAAAAAAGGTGGTCTAGCAAAAGCCAAGCAAACCTCTAGCAAACCTTCTGATTCTGATTCTGAATCTTATAACTATATATGGAGTAAATTATCAATTAAAAGAGGCTCTAAAACTGTTGCTTACTCCTCTTGGTTAAAGTTTGCAAAAGACATTAAGCCAGACACATTAATAGAAAAATATAATGCTTTATGTTCGCAATCAGATGATCCAAAATTTATTCCACACTTTAGCACTTGGTTAAATCACTCAAGGTGGGAAGAGGAACTGCCAAGTAAAAAAGAAACAGATAATTTCGGTATTCAACCAAAAAAATCACATAAAGATTATGTCAATTTTGTAAAAAAGAACATCAGAAGTACATCAATTTCTGACGATATGGTGCGTCAGATGAGAAAAGAAAATTTAATAACAGAAGAAGAATTTAAGGCATGGTAGAAAGACTGCAAGTTTTATCATTTGGTGCAGGTGTGCAATCAACATCAATGTTTTTAATGTCAGTAAATGGTTTTTTAAATAAAGTAGATCATTGTATATTTGCTGATACTGGTTTTGAGCCAGATTATGTTTATGACCAAGTTAAAAGATGTGAAAAAATAGCCAAAGATAATGGTATAGGTTTTTATACTGTTAAAGCAGATTTTAAAGATAGCCATGAAAATATTTATACTCACACTATGGAAGCTACTAAAGGCAACACTTCAAGATATAGTGGTTTTCCAATGTATATGGAAAAAGGTTTTATTCGTAGGCAATGCACAAATGATTTTAAAATACAACCAATTAGGAAAAAAATAAGAGAATTATTAGGTTTAAAAAAAGGTCAAAGAGCAGGAAAAGAAATATTAGTAGATCAATGGATAGGTATTTCTATGGATGAAATACAAAGAACAAGAAGAAACAGAGATGTTTGGATAAATAATTATTATCCTTTAATTGAAAAAAACTTAAACAGAAATGATTGTCTTAATTGGATAAAAGAAAATAATTTACCTATTCCTAAAAAATCTGCCTGTATTAATTGCCCATATCACGACAATAAAACTTGGATTGATATGAAAAAAAATAGACCAGATGATTTTGCTAAAGCTGTTGAGATTGATTATGCTGTTAGGGAAGCTGAGTCTTTAAAATATCCTTTTGATGTAAAACTGTACACTCATAGAAGTTTACAACCATTAGATAAAGTTGAGTTTGATCCTAACAAAGATCAATTAGATATGTTTGATGAGGAATGTGAAGGTATTTGTGGCATCTAAAAAAAAGAAAAAAGATAAACATACTATTGATCTTGGTGGACAGGAATTAATTAGAGATGATAAAACAAATACTTTTGTTAGAAAAGTTGATGGATCTAGGCTTAGACTTGTAGCTTATGGACAGGATAGACACTTAGAGAAAGAACACAAATCAGTATTAGATAACTATTATGCCAGAGATTTATTAGATCCTTTTAATAAAGAACATAACAGCAAACGATATTGGGCAGGACAAGGCTTTGAGAAAGTATTTAATCGTGCAGGAATACAACAAAGAATTACTTCTAGTTTAAAAGAAAATTTAGGTCATGGTACTAAAGAAGATTATGCTGTTAATAATCTTGCAGCTTTAGATGAATTTAGATTTATTAATAAAGAGTTAGGTAAATTATCTAATATATTATGGTTAGTTATTATTAATAATACACCGGCAAAAAAAAGAATGGATGAGTTAAGAGAGGCTCTTGATAAATTAATTTTGCATTTTGATATTAGTTGATGTTTTGTTGCTATTAACAAATGAATCGTAAATCTATAAAGATATATATAATCACATAAAATACGACTATTTTTATGCCAGAACAACAACTCTTTAGAGCTGTTCTGTTGCAGGGTTTAACTGATGCATTGGGTAAATTTGAAATATCCTCCAGGTTAAATGCCAAATATGAAGTAGAAGCAAAAGATTGGTTAAAGAGCAAAGATTTTAATCTTATTTGTTCTTATGCTAATTGGCAACCATCTGAAATTATAAAAATGTATTTAGACATTAGTAAACATAAACATTATTTAACAGCAACCGATATAAGATTTTTATTAAATGAAAGAATTACTAGAAGATATTAACTGCACGATGTTTATGGTTAAAAATCCAGACACAGATCAGTCAGAAATCATTATTAGATTTAAGTTCGACTCAGAGCAAGAGGCATTGAGCTTTGCTGATACATTTAAAAGTACACCAGAATATACAGATTACGCACAGACAGGCAAAACAATAACATATCATTAAATGAAGATAGAAATGTGGTCTATTGATAGACCAATAGCCTATGTTCGCAATGCTCGAAAGATACCTCAACAAGCAATCGATAAGGTTGCTGGAAGTTTAAATGAGTTTGGTTGGAGACAACCAATAGTTGTGGACACTAAAGAAATTATAATTGTTGGTCATACAAGACTTAAAGCTGCACAAAAGTTAGGCTTAAAAGAAGTACCAGTTCATATTGCCGAAAATTTAACTGAGGCACAAGTCAAAGCATATAGACTAGCTGATAATAGAACAGGTGAAGAGACTGATTGGGATCAAGAGTTATTATCTTTAGAGATAAAAGACTTAACTGATTATGATATTAACTTAGACTTAACAGGTTTTGGTGACAAAGAAGTAACGCAGCTGTTAAACCAATATTTAGAAACCGAACAAGGTAATATTGGCGATGATGAGATACCAGATACTATTGAGACTAGGACTCAGCATGGTGACTTATGGCAACTTGGCAGACACAAATTATTATGTGGTGATGCAACAATAAAAGAGGATGTTGCAAAGCTAATGGGTGACATGAAGATAGATATGATCTTCACTGATCCTCCTTATAATGTTAATTACTCTGGTCGTGGCAAGAATGAATTAGGGACAATTAAAAATGACAATATGGATAATGATTCCTTTATGTTATTTTTAAATGACACTTTTAGTTTAGCTCATGAGTATTTAAAACCATTAGGCTCACTCTATGTTTGTCATGGTGATAGTAAATCAGATGCTAAAATAAGTTTTGAAGTTATCTTTGATAAATACTTTAAGAAGTCATCGACTATTATTTGGGTTAAGCAATCAGCCGGAATGGGTTGGCAAGATTATAGGTGTCAACATGAACCAATATTATATGGTTGGAAAGAGGGAAAAGGAAAACACTCTTTTTATGGTGATAGAACTAAATCAACTGTTTGGAATGTATCAAGAGACTCTCAATCATCTTATAAGCATCCGACTCAAAAGCCTATTGCATTAATAGAAGAGGCTTTAAGAAACAGTAGTAAAGAAGAGGACCTGGTATATGATTCCTTTGGTGGAAGTGGTTCAACACTCATAGCTGCAGAAAAGAATAATAGAATTTGTAACACAATAGAATTAGATCCTAAGTTTTGTGATGTTATATTACAACGATGGGAAGACTTTACAGGAGACAAAGCAAAATTAAATGGAAGAAATAAAAAAGGGCAGACCGACAAAGTACAGCAAGACTCTAATTAAGAAGATATTAGAACGACTGGCTAAAGGTGAGCCAATAAGAAATGCTGTGGTTGACGAGGGAATAAGTTGGGCAACATTTCGTAACTGGTTATTAACTAAAGATGGATTAAGACAGCAATACGCATTAGCAAAGCAAGATGGTATTGAATGGTCAATCGGTGATGTTGAGACTATTGCTATGCAAACAGTATCAAGGTCGAGGGAAAAGAAAGCAGATATATCTGAGGTCAAAGCAGTAAGTGAATTAATAAAGCACAGACAATGGAAGGCACAGAAACTCTTTCCTAAAGTCTATGGAGATAAGACACAGATGGAAGTATCTGGTGGAGATAAAGCAATAGAGATTAAATGGGAGTCAGATAAGGACTAATTACTAGCCAATATATGCTTATACAATAGGTTAATGGGTGGTAGATAAGGAATGATAAGGGAGTGGTGTTTAGTTAAGTTGTTGATTTAATTAAATAGATTAAGAGATTTGTTTTAATTGACACAGAAACTCTCGTGAGCAAAAGAATTTAGAACAAAAATAGAACAAACTAATTAAAAAATAATATTATTACTCCATATTTAATCCAGACTGCTGATTAATGGCAGACTTTTGCCAAAAGAAAGCCATTGGGATTGGTATTCCTTTTGTTCCTGTTTTGTTCATGTAGAACAATACCAGAACAAATAATAAAATAACCCCACAGGCTTGATGCAGTGAACATGGGGACTGATTTTAAGACAGATGAATTTCCTACGAGGCTTTTTATGATTAAAAAAACTAAAACAAAAAAAAGAAAATCTAAACAGACCAACGATCCTTTTAAAGAATTAGTTATGGCATTAAGCGAAAAGCCTACCCTACCAGAATCATCTGGAAGAGGCATTGTTAAAGGCAATGATGTTTCACGCATGAAAGATTTCTTAGAGCAAGAAAGTAAGGATGTTTGAAAATTGTTATACCCTACAAGCCTAGAGAACATCAAAAGGCTGTACATAAAAAATTAAAAAGATTTAATGTCTTGGTCTGCCATCGCAGGTTTGGAAAAACTGTGCTTTGTATTAATGAGCTAATTAAACATTGCATGATTAATCCTCTGCCAAGACCACGATATTATTACATAGCACCAACTTACAGCATGGCAAAAAGAACTGCTTGGGATTATGTGAAAGAATATACAAAGGTTATACCAAACACCGAGTACCATGAAACAGAGCTTAGATGCGATCTTCCGAATGGAGGAAGGATTCAGCTGCTTGGTACTGAGAGACCAAACAGCCTGAGAGGACTAGCCATAGATTTTTGCGTGATGGATGAGGTAAGTCAATTCCCTCCCTCGCTGTGGAATGAAGTAGTTAGACCGGCATTGGTCGATAGGTATGAACTTGGACAAAAAAAAAATTTTTTAACTGGGGGGATGATCGCTATTGGCACTCCTCAAGGACACAATGCCTTTTTTGATCTATATGATTATGCCAGTCACAATGCTGATTGGTATGCTGAAACATTTAAAGCATCGGATACAAACATTATATCCGAGTTAGAGCTTAATGAAGCTAGAGCCTTAATGCCGGAAGAGGTCTATGAGGCAGAGTTTGAATGCTCGTTTGATTCAGCTGCGATAGGATCTATCTATGCAAAAGGATTAACAAAAGCCGACGAAGAAAAAAGAATTACAAAAGTCCCATATCAAACAGATGTTAAGGTTTCAACTTTCTGGGATTTAGGAATGGCAGATAAAACTGCTATATGGTTTGTTCAACAAGTAGGATCAGCATTCCACATAATTGATTATTATGAGGATAGTGGCGAGAGTTTAGAATTCTATGCAACTGTCTTGGATGAGAAAAAATATATTTACAATACACACTTCCTCCCACACGATGCTCAAGTCAGAGAGCTTGGGACTGGAGTTAGCCGAGTAGAGACAGCACAGTCTTTAGGTATGCGAACTTCTATTGTTCCCAAACTCTCTATTGAGGATGGTATTAACGCAGTTAGAATGATTTTAAGCAGATGTTGGTTTGATCACGATAAATGCAAACATGGTCTAGATGCTTTAAGGCAATATAGATGGGCTACATCAGAACGAGGAGAGCTTAAAAATAAACCAGAACATAACTGGACAAGTCACGCAGCCGATAGTTTTAGATATTTTGCTGTGGGCAATCAGCAGAGTACCGAATGGACTACAAAATTAAAATATAACAATGCAGGAATTATTTAACGAATGGCAAAATTAACAAAAACAAAGCTACTATCACAAATATCACAGGAGATACAAAGTTCTCTTGGCTTTTATTCAAGTGATTTATCTACGCAACGCAAAGAAGCACTCAAGTATTATCTTGGTGAGCCTCTTGGTAATGAAGTAGAAGGTAGATCAAGTGTAGTATCACAAGACATATTAGAAGTTGTTGAGTCTATGTTGCCTAGTTTAATGCGTATGTTTACGCAATCAAACAAAATGGTTAACTTTGATCCCCAACAACCAGAAGATGTGCCTTATGCAGAGCAAATAACCGACTACTGCAACTTTATTTTTAATAGAGACAATGAAGGTTTTAATATTTTGCACTCCATGTTTAAAACTGCACTTCTTCAAAAGAATGGTTTTTGCAAAGTTTATTGGAAGAAGTCAAAAAAACAGAAAAAAGAGTCTTACAAGCACTTAGATGAGACGCAATATCAAACATTATTAATAGATGATGAGATAGAATTGCTTAGTGTGGAAGAAATATCCGAAGAGGATGGTACTTTTTATGATGTAGAGCTTAGACGCACAAAGGAATATGGCAGATGCCAGATAGATCCTGTGCCACCAGAAGAAATCCTGGTATCAGCTAGAGCAAAAACTTTAAAAGATTGCAATTTCATCGCACACCGAGTTGCTAAAACAGTTTCCGAGTTAATTGACATGGGTTTCAATAAAAAAGATGTTGAAAGTCTGCCTAGTAGCGAAGAACAAGTCTATAATACAGAGGCTATTGTAAGACGCAGCTATGATGATCCCTCAATGGATCTAGAAATCTCTAATATTGACTCTTCACAGCGAGTTGTTCAGATAACCGAGTGCTATATGAAGGTTGATATGGATGGTGATGGCATTGCCGAGCTAAGAAAGATCATTGTTGGAGGTAGTGGCTATAATAATTACATTATTTTAGAGAATGAAGAAATAAATAAGCTGCCTTTTGCTATGTGTGTGGCGATACCAATGCCTTTTAGGTTTTTTGGTCTATCTATGTACGATTTATTAGCTGATGTGCAGATGATGAGTACTACGATCATGAGAAATACTCTTGATAATATGTATTTTCAGAATAACGCAAGGACTGTTGTTGTTGATGGTCAAGCAAACCTAGATGATTTACTTACTTCAAGAGCAGGTGGCATTGTTCGAGTTAAATCGCCTAATGCTGTCACTCCTTTACAGACTCCAAACTTCTTAAATGATGGTTTATCTATGATGAAAAAAATAGATGAGCTAAAAGAAAAGAGATCTGGTGTACCAAATCAACTAATGGGACTTAATCCAGATACAATAAACAAATCACATACCACAGCACAGTCTGTTAACCAGATGATGAACAGTTCTACGCAAAGAATTGAATTAATTGCCAGGTCCTTCGCTGATGGAGTAAGAGATATATTTGAAAATATACTTGCTGTTGTATGCGAGTACCAAGATCAAGAGAGAATAGTTAAATTACGAGGCGAATTTATTCCAATGAATCCTCGACAATGGACTGATCACTATGATTGCACAACACAGGTTGGACTAGGAACAGGAAACCAAGATCAACGACTAGAAGTTTTACAACAAGTTTTAAATGTCCAAGAAAAATTAATTGGCATGGGTGGGATGGGAATGGTAACTCCACAAACAATTTATAATACTTTAGAA